AAATAAAGGCTCTCCATCTCCATCTCCATTATTAGATGGAAACTCTTGTAAATCACTGACTAGGTGTACTGTAAATGGAACATCATCATAAACAACAGCTTCATCATTTGCTAATGCTGAAACTAATGGAGGCTCTATAGTTACAGTTGCCGCATTACTACTTGATGTTACATCTGCAACAACCATGTAGACTTTAGTATGATTTGCAAATTTTATAAAATCTCCTGCACGAAATCTATGATTTCCATCTGAATGAAATCCGTCCATATCAATAGTTGTATCACCAACTGCATGAACTCCATTAACTGCTACTGATCCTGTTTCATTTCCTTTTGCATCTAAGTAATTTGGAAATGTGATAGTAAAATTTTCTTTCTGACCTCTTTGTTTTACAATAAATGCAATTATAGATTGAAATGCTAATCTAGGTTGTGTTTTATAACTGCAAGTAAATTTCCATCTCTGATTATCTACCTGCCTTCTAAATGTTTTACCACTATCAGTCCTTGATACTAAAGTATTCTGTTCACTCTTAATATTGATAGCTGTAAAATCTGTGTTAGGTAATGATCCACTCATATCAATGCAGGTTTTCCTTTTTCATTCACAGCAGTATTTATCAGATTAACAATCATACCTCTACTATTAACTAATAATTCATTAAATCCTTTTGCGTCTACTGTTGTAATATTAAAGTTTACAGTTGTAGATCCTCCGCCTAATTTTTCATTAGGTACAATAGTTCCTGCACTATCTGGTAGAAATAATTCAGGCCCTCGTTCCCCCACCAAAGATGGTCTACCTACAGGTGGTCTACCACCATCTGCAAATCCTCTTATCTTATTAACTAATCCCATACCAAAAGCGAGTGCAGCACCTGTTGCAGCAATATTGAATGGAAATGGAATACTTTTAAAAGTATTTATTGCACCTTCAAAGACTCCCATCATCGCTCTTTTGATTGTTTCTAATTTAAATAATGATGTGGATTTTTTGATTGCAGCTTGAACAGCTTGTCCAATCAATGCCTCTATAAATGCTCTTTTAATTGCATCACCAAATGATTTCATGTCTAATTTACCTGTCATAACAAAATCAGTTAATGTACTTTTTAAACTATTGAATGCTGTTTCACCTGCTTTTTGAAATCCATCAAATATATTTTCATTCATAGCATCATGAAATCCTTTTTTAAATCTTTCAAAACTATTTAATGCCACTTCAACTTCTTCTGTAGTTGTATCACCTAATCCTTCAAGAGCATTTTGCATATGTTCACCTAATTCTGTTCCATGTAAAACTGCTCTATTCATATCTCTTGTCATTTCTTTTATTTCTTCATCTGATTGTTGTGCTTGGACACCAACCTTTCCAAGTGCATCTGCAAAAGCTGATCCCAATTTAGTACCATGTTCAATAGCTAAATTAGTATTCAAAATTTGATTTCTTACTTTCTTCAATAATTCATTTTGCTCTTTATACTTATCTGTTACTACTTTAACTGCTTTACCTTTACCTTGTGTTGGCTCAGTGAATTGTATTAATTCATTTATGTCTTTTAATGTTGTAACGCTTTCTAATAATTCTTGATTATCTAATTTTAATAGTTCTTCTAATGCTTTTTCATTTTTTACTTCGTCTATAAAATCTGTAACTTTATCAAATAAAAAAGAAATACCTGTTATTGCTATTGCACCCTTTTTACCAAATAACAATGCACTAATTAAACCTAAATTTTGGACAAATGGTGGTAGTGAAGCAAATCCTGTAATTGTACTACCTAAAGCATCAGAAATAGTTTTAACAGCAGGTGCAACTTTTTTTATTGTTTCTGATGTTTTACCTATAGCACCTGCAAAGTTTTCACCTATTGATCTTGCAATATCTTCGATTTGTTGTTCATTTGCTTCTAAAAATGTATTTAGATCACCAAATTCACTTTTTAATTCATCAAAAAATCCTTCTGCTACATCTTTTTGAAAGTTAAAATACTTATCCCCTATCATTGATAGAGTTCCGTCTAATGTTTGTGCTAAGTCTTTTGTTGCATTTGCAAATTTTCCATCACCACTAAATGCTTTTTCAAATGCTGCTACTGTTTCATCTACTGAAACTTTTGCACCTTCTTTAAATCCTAATAAACTTCTAACACCTTTTTCTCTAAATATATCTGCACTAGCAATACCACCTGCAAATGATCGTTGGATTTGACTAGCTGTGGTTTCAAAATCTAGTCCTGTTACTGCTGCAACATTACCTGTAATCTCTAATATTCTATTTAAATCATCTGCATCTTTTGATACAACAGCAAGGTTTCCAGATGCACGAGATATAGCTTCTAGTGAAAATGGTACTTTACCTGCAAACTTTGTAAGATTATCAAATGCTTTTGATCCTTCTTCTGCTGATCCAAATAAGAATTTAAATCTAACTCCAAGACTTTCAACTTCTCTACCAACATCAACAAATGATTTTACTACTGCACCTGCACCAATACCAATTAATGCACCTTTAAGGCTAAAAACTGATTGTTTTACACTATTTAATCTACCTTGAACTCTACTTAATGCTTGTTTGCTTTTATCTTTAGCAATAATATTAATATTGAGGTTTTTATCTGCCATTTTTCATCTTTGCTATGCGTTGCTGTCTTTCATTTTCCTCGTGCTGTAATTCAAAGTACGATAACCACAACATAAACTCAAAAGTAGACATTTGCAATATTTCTGCAACTGTTTTGTGTAATTTCTCAGCGATTGCTAAGATATTGAAAATTTCTGGTGTATCTTTTATTTTTTTTTTAAAGCAGGAATATCTTGTTCTGAACTCATAATTGCAGAAGATACTCTTGCAATAATATCGGTGTCAGCTTTAACTTTAAATTTGAGTTTATGTTCCATATTAAACATCTTCTCACCATCTTTAGTTAAAGCCTTTTCAATAATAACATCTATCAAAACATTAAGATCGTTATCATTTGCACCTTTAAATATTTTTGCTTTTTCAAGCATATTAAAAGGTTTGGAATAAATAGATTTATCACCTACTAATCCCCATTCTGGAACTTCAATAATTTTAGTTTCTAAAGCCTCAAAATGACCTTTGACTCCTTCAAAGAAGTCTATTTTATCTGATGTCATCTAGTTCTTAAACTGTACCGATAGTTAAAGCACCTGTGCCTTGAAAAGCAACAGTTCTTGTAGATACTCCGTCTAAGCTAACACCAACTGACATTGATGTTACAATACCATTACCTGCAAATGATTGATCTCCAGATGTGTTTCCTTCTGGTAGTAATGTGAAAGCTATTGTTGCACCAGAATCTAAAGTTTCTTGTGCCGCATCACCTTCGTCATAGTGCATATCTATTGATCCACTAAATGCTGTTCTTCCTGCTAAGTATGTTTTTGCAGAATTACCAAGACTTGTATCTTCTACAACATCTGCTGTTGTATCTATTGTAAAACCTGTGACCGCACCAATGACTGTGCTACCTGCTTTTACAACACCTTCTTTACCATGATGTGCCATTTAATTACTCCTTTGTAATTGGTTTATTATATTCTTTTTTAACTTCTTTTGGTTTCATTTCAACTTTTTTTTGAACACCACTAGAAGTTTCTTGAACATAGCCTAGTTTTAAAAACTTATCAAGGCTATTAGGATTGATACAAACTATATCACTCCCTTTAGTCATTATTATATCTTTACTCATTATGCTGTACCTCTTGTAAATTCATATAAAACTCTTACCACAATTCTCACTGCACCTATAGGAAAAAGAACACCTTCATCTGCTGATACATCTACAATCTGTGTATCAATAGCATTATTGTTTCTGGTAATATCATTGTCTAATGTTTCTTCTACTACTTCTACTAATTGGTTTCTAGCTGTATCAATATTACTTGTAGTTCCTTTAACATAACCAACTATAACAAAATCAATAGTACCAGATCGTTTCCCTGTACTATTACTTCCCATGCTAAAATCTTCTCTTGTTTCATCACTTGTTGCTATGTAAACAGCAGGGAACTGTGCATTAGATAATTCTTCTACCTCAAATGGCTCTCTTGAAATTCTTTTAAATGTAATTGGTGAACTAACTGCTGTCAGTTTAGTTACTATATCACTTGCAATATCTTCTCTTTCACTCACAGCTTTAACTCCCTAGCTAATACCTTACTAAATATTGTTCTAATTTTCTTTTGTTCATCTTTACTAATTCTAAAGAATTGTCTAGTAATTTTATTTTTACCTACCCCAAACAGATCATGGAATGATGCTTTTTTACTTTCTGCATTTCTTCTAAAGAATAATACACCTTTACTTGCACTAATTTTACTTGTTAAAGAACTAAACATTTGCCCTGTATCTGTAAGATCAACCACTCCAGATTGTTTTACTCCTGCTCTTTTATAATTTGGTGAATAGGGTTTAAACTTTCTACCAAAAGCATCTACACCTTTGGTTTGAGTTCTTGATCTAATTTCTTTGATTTCAAACGCTGAAACATTTGCTAATGATTTCTTAATAGCACTAGACATCTTTCTAGATATGCCTTTAATTTCGTTTGCTATTTGGATTGTATTGCTAGTAATTTTTACTTCAGCAACCATTATTTACATAAACATTGACCATCACAAGGACACATATCTACCTCACTAACCTTAAATGATGGATTGGCTCTTTCTCACTATTAGATACTGTACTATCACCATCTTCATCATATTCTACACCATCTCTTAAAATAGCTTGAAATTCAGTTGCATAACTTGCTCTGTAAAAATCTATTTGTACTTGAAATGCATCATTATCACCTTCTGGTGTTTTCCATTTAGTAAGTTGTGGCATAATATATTCTGCCAATGCTTTATAGACTACACATCTTTTCCATTGTGCGTCTGTTAATTTAGAACTGACAAGTTCTAGTGAAGTAATTTTTGTAATATCTTTGTATCTGACTGTATGTCTATATCTCTCCCACCATTCTTCTCTAATCTGTCTAATAACATCATCTTCTGCGAATTGTAGTTGAGTATCAAAATCTGTAATACCATATGCAGCAATATCTGGTTGATATTTTTGTACTTCTGCTAGGTTTACTCCAAATTCTGATGTTGCCATTATTTATCTTTCTTTTTCTTTGGTTTTTCTACCTTATCAACTTTAGGTTTATCTTCAACAGGTTTCCAACCTCTTAATTCCCAAATATTTTTATTCTTTTCATAATCTGTAAGCGGTCTTTCAATAAATTTTTTTCCATTAGTTAGTTTCATAATATCCCTTTCTAAACAGGTGGGGGATTAACCCCACCCATAAAAGTATTATTATTGGATTGATGAGTCAGCGATAACTTCAATACCATATGAGTCATGTAGTTCACCAACACCATATACTGCTGTTGCCACAATCTCATCTGCTCTTAAAGAAGCATCTCTTTGTGTTTCAATCTTAATGTCCTGCATCATAGCAAGAGCAAGTGCATCTTTGTGGAACATTCCACCTTTGTAATCACCTGCTGTGCCTGTGTTTGACATGTTGCCTGTTTCAAAGATTTTGATACCTGCGATTTGACCAATAAAGCCATTTCTTAATGCTTCATTTGATAAGTCATGGTCTAAACCTGCAAAGGTATTTGTAAGACCAGATTTGAGGTCATACGCTACCTTTGGGTGTACCACAAGATATGTTTCATTAACAGGTAATCCTGCTGCTCTTAGTGTTGAAGCTGCATTAAATACAGTTGCAGGGGAAAGTACTGCACTATCTGTACCTGCTGCTGTGCTAAAGCCATCAAATAGAGCAATTAAGTCTTGATCCATTTTCTTAGCGATTGCTTCACCAAAAAGTCTACCAATATCTGCTGCTACATTTCTTGGTGCAGAGTTTCTTGCTAGGTCTGTTAATGTTGTCATTACACCAACTTCTGAAGCTGTAATAGTTACAGAACTTGGATTGATTGCTGTGTTTGATAAATCTGCTGCTTCACTTACTGCTGCGGCTGCTACTGCTGCATAAATAGGAACTTCAACTGACTTACCACCACCTGCTATTGCGTAGTTCTTCACAAGGTTTTTCATTATAGATTTCTCTTGAATAACGAATTGTGCTTCAGCTACGATTTCAGTATACAGTTCGGAAACTGTACTGGAGGTTGTTTCATTAGCCATAGTTATATCCTTTCATAGATATTATTTATTTAAATTAACAATCGTGCTTACACTATCTCTTTGCTTTTTGTATTCAGCATAGAGTTTTCTGTCAGCAGGATTATTCATGTCTAGTTCCGAAATGTTTAGAGTCTTATTCGTTTCTGACTTACCCACATTACTAACACTTCCACTCCCAGAAGGAGTTGCTGCTTGAAAGTGTGCGTTCTGTGTTAAAAACTCTTGTACTGCTTCATCAACAGTAAGTAGTTCACCCTTTGAGTTATATCTTGGAGTTTTATCTTTATCAAGTATTTCTACACGACCATCTGAATTTAAATGAACATTATCTTTTAAAAGTTCTTTAATCTGGTCTGGGTTGATTGCATTGTTCTTAGAAGCAGAGTTAATTAACTGTTTATCAATTCTTTCGTTTTTTAGTTCTTGCTCTAGCTTTGTAACCTTTTCTGTAAATTCTTGTGATTTCTTTTTAATCACTTCATCAAACTTACCTCTCTCTAATGCAAGTTCTTCTTCTTTCCTTGCCTTCTCAGCAATAGCAGACTTTGCATCATCAAGGCTCTCAATACCTAAATCTTTCATTATGGATAGCTTTTGTCTTGCTAACCTCTCTTGTACTATTTTATCTATATCAGCTTGTTTGGGTTGAGATTGATCTTTAGTTTCTTGTACTACTTCTTCTTGTTTAGTTTCTTCCTGTATTGTTTCCGTTTTGTTCTCGTCAGACATAATAAATTCTCCTTATTATTTATAGATTTAATATAAATATAACTTTTTACAATAAATATTATATTCTCTCACCTGTTGATCCATCTGGATTTTTAACTTCTTCAATTTTTTTATTATCAATGATTGCATCTATTATTGAGTCTATTTCATCATTACCACTTCTTAATCCTGTTCTTGGAACTTCTTCTTTAAAAATTAGCGTATAAAGATTATAAAAATCACTACTTGTTTCGCATTCTGCTAATTTTTCTTGTTTTTCTTCTATTGTTAAACTCATATTTACCTCACAATCTTTCTAATTCTAATAATCTTTTTTCAAATTCTTTTACTGTATTTGGTATATATTTCTTTGCCAAATCATATGCTTTTTTGTTATGTCTAATTGCAAACAAATTTGCAAATATCTCTGTTTCTACTGATCCTGCGGTTTTCCAATAACTCATACTATGCCCCCACATAGAGTAATTTTTTCTAAATCTTCCTTTTACTAATGCATCAATTATATCACTTACTTCTCCATAACCATCTTCTCTTAATTCTGTTAGTTTTCTTGTCCATTGGAAACTACCACTATTCATAATGACCTCATTTTTTGTAGCAAGATCATTAAATATTTCATCTAATGCTTCAGTATCATTTATTGTGTAATCAATATTATTGTTACCTTTGTTTATTTCTTTACCTTTAAATTTCTTTTTATCTTTTTGTATTGCTTTTTTAAATCCTTCATTGTCTTGACTCCACGCTCTAAATCTTTGACCGCTTGTAGAGAAATCAATATGGTGTCCATATTCATGTGCAATTACAAAACTCTTGACACCTTTACCACCTTTATATCCATCTACTGCATTAAGTTCAGCACTTAATTCTTTTTCTATATAAGAATAATATCCTTTTTTACCATTTTTAATTATTTCTGGTTTTTCAATTTTATTAACTATGTTTTTTTGTTGATCTGTTAATTGTGAATTAAAATCATCTTCATATGCTTTTCTAACTTTATCACTACCTCTATTTAATAAACTACCTATTGCTACATTAGGAACTAATGATTGTGTTTTATTTTTAGCTTGATCTTTTCTTTGTTTATCATTCGTCTTTGTCTGCTCTTTGATATTATCATCTGTTTCTTCTGTAAACCAATCATCATCATAAAGTATAAAGCTATGTCTACATCTATATCCTCCTCTATTGATAAATGGATCTGTTCCAGACTTTCCTCTCCATGTACTTTGCCATAAACTCCTAGCTTCTTCTTCAGTAAAGATTCTATTCAAATGAGTTCTACAAAACCCTCTAGTAGTAGTTATGTTTGTTCCTACATACTGATACTTTGTTATCCCTGCTTCTTTACCTTTGTATAAAGTAAACTGACCATCAAATTGCATTAAACTGTCTTGTGCTATTTGACTTGCATATCTTCGCATATTATTTCCCAATATATCTGAAGCATATTTAGTATGAAGTATCTCTCTGGCATTCTTAACTCTTTGAATGATCTGTGCGTTTTCTGAATATCTATTTTTATCTATGTAATCCGTTAGTCTATTAATAGCTGTTTCATTTGATCTCTGGTAAACACCATTGATTTGACCTCTGATATTCTTCACCATTTGTGTAAATGGTCTACCTGTTACACTTGATTGATAAACTTCATTAGCAATAGTATCTAGAAATCTATTACCCATATCTTCAAAGCCAGAAAAGGACAAGAACTTCAGATCATTAATTACTTTGAGGTCTGGTTTAGTAAGTGTTTTAAATCTATCTGGTATGGGTAGGGGTTTTATAAATCTTTGATATTCTTTTACTATCTCATCATATTCAGAAACAATACTATCAGCTTCTTTAAGAAAGTTTTTTTCTATAAGAGTTTTTAGGTTAGGTCTTAGCTTTATTGCTAACTGTGTATTAAGTTTTACTCCACCATCAGTTAATTTAGTAAGATCAGATATGATCTCATCTTCTAAGTTTTTAAGAGTATTTATTATTCTTTCTTCGTGAGTATCAGCTAATCTTGAAAGTATCTCTTGTTTCTTACCTGCAAATTGTTTGAAACTGTCTTTGAATGCGTCTGCCATTCCACTTTGTATATAATGAAATGGCTAATTAGTAAATACAGGATTATTTACTTAACTTCTAATATGACTTTTTTTGTATGGATATAATCACCATAACCTGCATCAATAATTCTTTTTGCACAAGTAGATCCAATAGGATAAACGCCCATATATCCTGCACTCAACTCAGCTAAATGTTTATCTTCTACATGAGTAGCATCATAAGGTGATCCATCACCTATTGTATAAAAATGAATTTTTTGTTTTGATGTATCTTTACCGCAAATAATACATCCATAATCTTGATCTTCAACTTTACTCCAATCTTTAACAAAGATACCTAAGTCTTTAATTCTTGGTTGTTTGTGTTCACACATTTTTATTACCTCCTGAGAAGTGGGCTATGCCCACTCCTTGTTAAAAATTTTGTTATATTCTTCCTCAGAGTCATAGATAAATCCTGCTCTTGAAAGATACTTACCTGCATATTCAGCTTTAGCCATTTCAATAGCTTTAGCTTCTTTTTCATCATCAGTTTCTCCAACAGGTTGATACCAAACTCCTCTTTCTGTAGGAAATTTTTTACCATTAATATTTACTTGAAAAGAAGTACCTGCCCAATGTGGGTGATCTTTAACTTTGATTTTCATTTTTGCATCTCCTTGATTTGTGTTTAACATATAGAAAATGTATAGATTGTTTATAGATGTGTCAACTAAATCTTAAAGTTTTTTTTCCAAGATTGTACTGCCCAATAAGCAGGTGATAGGCTCTTTTGACCTTTAACTTTAGCTAGAATAGGTTTAAATCTAGCCATAAAACTCTTTTGTCTAGCAGGAATACTCTTTTTTATTGATAAATTAGGATCACCAAATCGTACTATCTTGACATTTCCAGATGATCTATCTTTAACATAGACTCCAAACTTCTTGCTTTTATTAGGTGTTCTAAAAGGTTTATTTAGCTTTACTGATCTACCTTTATAAGTAGCCATTATTTACCTACTGATCTCATAGCTGAAGTATGTGCTTGACCAAAGGTCTTTCCGTTCTTCATGGATCTAGCCATTGATCTCATGTGTTTTAAACTGTGGTGTCTGGCATGACTTTTCATAGTCTTTTGTTGTCTTGGTTTAAGGTCTTTAATGATGTTTAAAATAGAGTTTACTTTGACCATTATTTCTTTTTCTTTCTTAAATCTAAATCATGCTTCCTTGATCCTCTTAGAAAGCTATT